GAGTACTTCTACTGAGTAAATTGTGGGAAAATAATTTATTACATAAGTTAGATTGGTCTTTCTACACATATGATAGTAACCGAGACTATATTCGTAAAAATTTTCTAAACCATTATGATGATGAAACCTTTCAAAGGTTTATTAATGAGTCTACTAGATCATTAGATTTTAAAGTTGATATAAAGTCCTGTGACGACTTTCATTGTACCGGTTACCCCTTTGATTCAACTCTTTATAAAAACACCTCTTTCTCTATTATAGCAGAGTCAGATTTTAATATATATGAGGATCAAACACAATGGACTCCAAAAATTACTGAAAAAACATATAGAACTATTATCAATAAACATCCTTTTATATGTGCTTGGTATCCAGGTATGATTAAAAAACTTAAAAGTAAAGGTTATAGAACTTTTGAGAACTACGCTACAAATCCAGGATATAACAATATTATAGATTTGAATGACAGATTGGATGCGACTCTAAAAGTTATAGAAGATTTTCATAAATCTATCAATCAACCCGAGGTAGTGAATAAAGTCAGAAATGATATTGAATTCAATTATCAAACTTACCTAAACAATGTTGAAATAGAGTTGGCTAAATTAACTCACTTATTTGAGTTACCTCAACTTGATGCTGTACAGATGACTCCTACCAAACTTGGTAGATTTATGTTCCCTAGAACAACTAATTTATTTGGTCAACCTGCTGACGTACCTTAAATATCATGAAATATCTATTCCTTAACTTAAATAATTACCATGCGGGTGATGGAACATATGACCCTGGGTTGTTAGGCAAACACATACATTTTTTAAAAAAAACTGATAAAACATTACTATTATGCGACATATTTGAACGTGGATCAAATTCAGATAAGTATATCCGTTTCATAAATTTAGCCAATGCCATGCTTGAGCAGTCAAAATTATCTTTTCGTTTTGTCTTGGATAGTCTTAATGAATACCCCGGTCTCAATTGTGAACATAATGTTTCCTATATAAATTGGGGATGGGCGTACACTTACTATAGTGTGTTTATTAACAACCATCCCATTCAAACAACATATACACCTAAATCAAGTAAAGGATTATTCTTGTTAGGAAAAGGAAATAAAATACAACGTGTAGGACTACTGAAAAAATTTTATGAATCCAATAACTTAGATAGTATAATATGGACCTTTAAGAATACTCCCAAGACTTTACAACAGATTCGTGCTGATTTTTTTTCTGACTACACGGATCAGGATTTTGATACATTTATAAAAGTATCTGAGAAAGTTTTAGACTATGAATCTACGAAAGAACAATTTGTTCATTTAGGATTTCCGTATAATGTAACTTTGTTTAAAATTACAGCATTTAGTATAGTAAGTGAAACATGGTTGCATGGTATACCTCATATATTCACAGAAAAAACTTGGAAACCTATCATTAATCGTCATCCCTTTATAATGATAGGTGCTAAAGAAAATATCAATATATTAAAAAAATTAGGTTTTAAAGTCTTCCAAGAACCTGCTTGGTTCAATGAAGATCAAGACCTTTTGGAACATATCGTATCAACTTCCGTCAATATGAAAAAACGTATAGAGACAGATGATAATTACCAAAGACAGTTAGTAAATGATGTTGAACATAACTACAATCAGTTTATAAAGCTAGCCAAAAAAGACATTGACCAATTTTTAGCTGGCTTGAATGAAAATGGAAACATGGAATTGATTGTTCAATTAGTTAAAGCACATATAAGGTACCCGGGATTTATAGATTTCGCCCGCCTAAATCCATTATGTTTTACTTAATTCAGAATGTGTGCTATAATAGCACATGCTTAAACTACTAGTTCCACTACCCAAACAAATCACTGTTGCATGTAGCGGTGGAGTTGATAGTATGGCTGTCGTTGACTTTCTGAAACGAAAGCACGATGTAACCATTGCACATTTTCACCATGGCACTGAAAACGGTCAAAAAGCATTTAAATTTGTTGCCCAATATTGCACAGATAATAATATTCCCATGACGTTTGGCACGCCTCGTAGTGAAAAATCAAAAGAAGAATCACAGGAAGAATATTGGCGTAGAGTGCGATATGAGTTCTTAGAGGAGTTGGGCCCAGTCATCACGTGTCATCATTTAGATGATTGTGTAGAGACATTCATTTGGTCAAGCTTGCATGGCACAGCCAAAGTTATTCCATTGACTCGCAAGAATGTTCTACGCCCATTCCTAACTACACGCAAAGACGAATTCAAATCTTGGTGCTTGAGACATGAAGTACCCTGGATTGAAGATCAATCAAATCAAGACACCAAATACATGCGCAACTATGTTCGTAATGTTATGATGCCACAAGCATTACACGTTAACCCAGGTTTGCACACTTTGGTTAAAAAAATAGTTGAAAAGCAACTGTAATTCATATATACTTAACACTTTCAAGGAGAAAACATGTCCAGTACTAAAACTTTTAGCGGCGATCAAAAGATCAAACTCACACAACTTATCAACGAGGGTATGGCAACCATGCATGAGATTGATACATTGAATGGTGGGTTAACTGATACTATCAAGGCTGTTGCCGAAGAACTAGAAGTAAAACCTTCTGTTCTTAAAAAAGCTATCCGTGTTGCACACAAAGCAAGTCTAACCCAAACTAATCAAGACAACGAAGAACTCAATACAATTTTGGAGACAGTTGGTAAAACTCTATGAGTTATGTTGATGCGATCCATGATCGAGACGGTGACCGTATATATGTAGTTGAAAGAGATGCATCCGGCAAAAGAACTTACAAAGAACTTCCGGCTAATTATACTTTCTACTATAGTGATCCTAAGGGAAAGTTTCGCAGTTTGTACGGAGATCCGGTAAACAAATTCAGTACTAGAAAGCGTAGTGAATTTGAAAAAGAACGCAGAATCCATTCAGGTAAAAAATTGTTTGAGTCTGATGTTAACGTTGTCTTTCGTTGCCTCTCAGAAAATTACTTAGGAGTTGATGCTCCCAAGCTGCACACATGTTTTTTCGACATTGAAGTAGACTTTGATCCTGTTAAAGGCTTCAGTCCTACAAGTGACCCCTTCAATCCAGTGACTGCTATTAGTTGTTACTTAGATTGGCTTGATACTTGTTTCACATTAGTCATTGCTCCTAAGCACATGACACCTGAAACAGCAAAAGAAATTATCAGCGAGTTTGACAACACTCTCCTTTTCACAAATGAGAAAGAAATGTTTGACGTTTTCTTTCAATTGATCGAAGATGCCGATGTGTTGACTGGTTGGAACTCAGAGGGCTATGATATACCCTATATGGTCAATCGTGTTACACGTGTAATGAGTAAAGATGACACTCGCAAGTTTTGCTTGATGGGTCAACTTCCCAAGCCAAGAGAATATGAACGATTCGGTAAGTCAGAAACTACATACGACTTAGTGGGTAGAGTACACCTTGACTATCTACAACTATACAAAAAGTATAATTATGAATCTCGTCATAGTTATAAACTTGATGCCATTGGTGAGATGGAAGTTGGTGAGAACAAAACACAATACGAAGGTACTCTTGACCAATTGTATAACAAAGACTTTAAAAGGTTCATTGAATACAACAGACAAGATACTATGTTGTTGGTTAAGATCCACAACAAACTAAAATTCCTTGATCTAGCCAATGCGCTAGCACATGAGAATACAGTGTTATTGCCCACTGTCATGGGTTCTGTAGCTATGATTGAAATGGCTATTATGAACGAAGCACATGAAAGAGGCTTAGTTGTTCCTGATAAAAAACGAAAGACTGAAAATGATGATGAAATCCAACAAGCGGCAGGTGCCTATGTTGCTACGCCCAAAAGGGGATTACACGAATGGGTCGGAGCCGTCGATATCAACTCGCTCTACCCGTCAGCAATCCGCGCTCTTAACATGGCACCAGAGACCATCGTTGCTCAAGTCAGACAAACACTTACAGACCAGTACATGAAAGAAAAGGGCATGAAACTTGCCCGTGAAAAGAAGCAATACAAAGACGGTGACGATGATGTGACTGGTGCTATTCTATGGGAAAACTTGTTTGGCTCATTGGAGTATACTGCTATCATGAATCAAGAACGAGGCACTATTCTTACTGTTGACTATGAAGACGGTCGTAGTGTAGAAATGTCTGCGGCAGAAATATGGAAGATGATCTTTGATAGTCATAAGCCATGGATGCTAAGTGCGAACGGTACAATCTTTACATATGAAAAAGAAGGTGTAATTCCCGGACTACTCACACGTTGGTACACTGAACGTAAATCTATTCAGAAACAAGCAAAAGAAGCATATGGTACTGATATGTATGAGTACTATGATAAACGACAACTTGTTAGAAAGATTTTGCTCAACTCAGCATATGGTGCGTTGTTGAACGAACATTGTCGTTTCTATGATAAACGTATCGGTCAAAGTGTTACGTTGTCGGGCCGACAAATTGTTAAACACATGATGAGTCAAATCAATAGCGTAGTTGCAGGTGAGTATACACATGAAGGTGAAGCTATTGTATATGGTGATACTGACTCATGCTATTTCAGTGCATACACTGTAATGAAGCCGCAGATTGACAGTGGTGATTTAGAGTGGAATAAAGACGTATGTATCGGATTGTATGATGCAATTGCAGACGAAGCTAACAACAGTTTCCCTCAATTCATGGAGAAAGCATTTCACTCTCCGCGTAAGAATGGTGAGATTATCAAAGCCGGGCGTGAACTGATTGGTGATCGTAGTATCTTTATCACTAAGAAGCGTTATGCTATCAACATCTTTGATAAAGAGGGCAAACGTAAAGACAAAGACGGTGCACTGGGTGATATCAAAGCTATGGGTCTTGACTTAAAACGTGCTGATACTCCTAAGTACGTACAAGAATTCTTAATGGACGTTCTTGAAATGGTTCTGCAACGAGGTAAGAATCGTGAAGATATCATTGAGCGTGTGAAGGAGTTCAAACGTGTTATGGTTGCTCAGGACAGTTGGACTAAAGGTTCACCTAAGTCAGTCAACAATCTAACTAAGCATACGCAAATCTTTGAAAAGACAGGTAAGTGTAGCGTTGGACATGCACGTGCTGCTATTAACTGGAACTATTTACGTAAAATGAATAGTGACAATTATTCTATGCAAATCATTGATGGTATGAAAATCATTGTGTGTAAGCTAAAGCCTAATCCATTAGGTTTCAACTCTATTGCTTACCCAACTGATGAACTACGTTTGCCTCAATGGTTTAAAGAATTGCCGTTTGATGACAACGAAATGGAAAAGACATTAGTTGACGAAAAGATTGACAACTTGTTGGGTGTGTTAGATTGGGACATTAAGAGTAACATCGATGTCAAATCAACATTTGACGATTTGTTTACATTCGGTTAAACTGGTGTTGACTTTCGCAATAAAACCCATCATAATACACATTACTAACGCCTAAATAAGGCATACAAAGGAAAAACATGAAAGATTATTTACAAGACTTGATTCAGCACACTAGCTTAGGTGAAATTGACCTAGTTAAGATTACTGGAACCGACAAAGAAACGCAGATTGCGGCGGCTGCTGAAAACAAGAGTGTTGTCGTATATGGATCATTTAAGACACCCATCGCAGACTTCATTGGTACATTTGGTATGCCTAACTTGGCAAAACTAAAAACAATCGTAGGATTCGATGAATATGATGCTGAGGCAAAGATCAGTGTTGCTAGAACAATGCGTGATAATGAAAGTGTTCCAACTACTATTCACTTTGAAACAAAAAATGGTGACTTTGTTAACGACTATCGATTGATGACTAAATCAATCGTAGAAGAAAAAGTTCGTACATTGATGTTCAAAGGTGCAACGTGGAACGTTGAGTTTGAGCCCAGTGTTGCAGGTATTTTGCGTTTAAAGAAACAGGCTAGTGCTAGCAGTGAAGAACAACATTTTATCTTTACTACAAATGGTAGTGACTTGAAAGTCAACTTCGGTGACCCTAGTACTCACAGTGGTAACTTTGTGTTTCACGCAAACATTTCAGGTAAGTTGACTCAGCCTTGGAAGTGGCCAGTAAAGGTATTTCAATCTATTATGGATTTGCCGGGCGACAAGACTATTAAGATTGCAGATCAAGGAGCAACTGAAATTACAGTTGATAGCCCATATGCAACTTATAGATATTTACTTCCCGCACAATCAAAATGATTGACTACATAGTTGGTGGCGAGTACCTTAATGTTAC